TCAGGGTTTTTCTTATCTTTTGAAGTGCCGCACTTACCTTTGATAGAACCATCTGATCCAATCCTAACCCAATCCTGCTTCACCCACTCTTTAAGCTGGCCCATTACTTCTTACTTTTCCCGTTTTTTACCAATTTAGACAAAGTCTTTGCCTGCCCCGCATGAGCTTTAGAAGCTTTTCTAAGTTTTTTAGCAACTTTTTTAACTTGCGTCTTGGCTCTTCCGGTTAACATTTACTTACCTTTTGATTTTTTGGCGTAATTGGGATCCTTACAGTATTTTGACGCGGCCATATTCGCATAGGCTGACGGGTATGTATCAAACGTCCGTTTAGCCCATGCCTTTCCTTTCGGACAAATCTTGCCGCCACTTTTCACCTTCCCGCCTTTTTTCATGCGAACAACTGGTCGAGCTTTAGGCTTTACGGGACAAGCTCCAGATCCCAAATTCACTACGCTTCCCATCAGATCACCCTTTGAGCAATGGCAGCGGCTACAATCAAGGCAGCAATGCCCCACAGCCGCATGTCCAGTTTATCCAGTTGTTTCTGAATATCGGCATAACGTCGAGTGCACTCTTCCTCGTGCTTCTCCAAAAGTTTCAAAACGTCCTCGGCCTTCATTAACACTTCCACCTTCTACGAGCTTGGCGCAGCCGTGAATTTGGATTCTTTGCTGCTTTTGGAAACTTTTTCATCTGCCCAGCAGAACGAGCACAAAAAGATTTACGACGCTTGGCATCTTTGCTGCCGGGTTTTACCTTGCCCGTAACCGCTGTTTTTAACTTAGAGCCGGGGTTTGCTTTACGATAAGCAGAAACCCCAGCTTTAGTCATCCCCGCCCCAGATTTCGTGGAGCGGAAATTCTTTTTGTTGCGCGGCGGCATTTTTGCCTTACGCCTAGCCACGTTTCACCTAGTTAAAAAAGAACGTCACTGCTGTGATATTAGTCAGAGTTCCAACAAAGATGTCGGTCACTCTAATACCTTCAGCAGGAATGTTCACAGAGTGTGTATCCGAGGCGTTGAAGTCCAAATCAAGGACTGTAGCGCCGCCAGAACCATCTGTAACAGTGAGCCGTGGGGTTCCAGATGCAGTTTTCAACTGGATCTGCCTAATACGAGCAGGGCCAACACCGAGTGAACCCGTGCCGGTAATCCGTTTCGTCCTTACGTCAGAGCCCGCCATAGCTTACCCCTCTTTCTTTTTTGAAGCCTTCTTTACGGTCTTTGCAGGCTTCTTGCCGCCGTTGAGCTTACCCATGATAAGCCTCTTACGATACAGCAGCAGAGAAAGGAGTAGCTTCAGAGCCGGTTGCTGCGCCGCGAGCGACGACCGAGAACACATTCGACGCTACATCCTGAATCTCAACCGTAGCTCCAAGAAGACCACCGGTAGTCGTGCCGTTCATAGTGATCGTGTCACTCGTTGCAGCAGTCTCAAAAATAGATGCAGAGTTGTCGGAATCATTAGCAACAATCGCTACACCAGCCATTGTGTCGTCGCCGTTAGCAACCTGAATGATGTAGTTGTTGGAGGTGACGGTGGTTGATACGAAGAATCTGTAGATGTTACCGGTCCCGCCAGCCGCAGGAAGAGTAACAGTCGCACCGCTTGCTACGCCCAAGACCATTGTACGGCCCGCGTTAGAAGCAGCGGTCAGCGTTACGTCAGCAGCTACAGATACCAGAGAGTCCGATCCCGAAATGAAACCGGCAGTGGAGGTCACGGGACCTGAAAAAGTGGTGGAAGCCATATTAGTACCCCTTGCACAAGGTTTTGCTTTGTAGTCCGTGCAATGTCAGGTGGGCATGATCCTGTCTACAAAGCTAAAGTTACACCCAAAAGAAGTGTATAACAAAAAAGAAAGGGCGGCAATAGTGCCGCCCTTTCTCAAGTTACGCTACCGCGTCCCCCTGACAAAGAGGGTTATGCGCCGGGTGTTCCGAAAACGCAACGCCAATCGGATACACCGAAGCTGTAACGCTCACGAGCCTTGAAGCGCATGTTGCCGGTATCAAAGTCGCCTTCCATGGCAGTCTTGATCGGCGAGCGGTTGAACATCTTGAAGCCGTTAGGCGCATCCGTCTTAATGAAGAACGCATCCGTATCGGTCAGGAAGTGGTTAACCACCGCACCTTCCGGAACCATACCCATGTTACGGATCGCATTGGCGTCATTGTCCGCAGTTCCTACACGCAGATTCGAGTTCATTACCCGCTCTGCAATAAATTGCAGTTCTTTCGGGATAATCAACTTCATACCACGAATAGCGATCTTGAGACCGCGCTCATCCGTAAGACCTGCAATGTCGATGAGCATCTGCTCAAGCGAGGTCTCGTTCAGGTCCGCCGCGACAGACAGCAAGTTACGCTGGTTGCCAGAAAGCGACGGGTGCGAGGATGAACACAGGGCTGCTCCATCACCGATTGCACTAGCACCAGTGTTGAAAGCGTTGTTCAGGATTGCTGCGGCTTTGATCTGCTTAGTTTGAGACATAGAGCGAGCCAGAGCCTTAGTGTAACGCGAGGCCAGACGATCATAGAGATTGTCTTCGATGGCTTCCTCAGAAATCGAGAAAGCCAAAGCGATGGTCTCGTGTGTATAACGTGCAGTGAAAGTCTCCTGCGCGTCATCAAAGCTAATGGTTCCGCCTTCAGACTTAACTGGGGCAGTTCCGAAACCACCGAGCATCACCTCTTCTTCAAAGGCGCGATCAGAAGTTTCTTCGTCAAAGATTTCGGCATGTTCGTTTTCGTAACGATCATACTCAAGGCCGAAAAGTGCATTCAACCCGGGCTCTAGCTCTTTAGCTAGTTGTGCTCTTGAAATAGCCATGTCCTAGCCTCCTATATGCCGGTTGTTGCATAGGTGCCAACCGCAATGGTTGTACCTGAGTTGAAGTGACCATTCAGACGAACAATGTACTGATGACCCACTGCGGAGTAATCAGTGTTAGCGTCGTCCTCATAGAGACCAACGATACGAACATCCAGAGTGTTCGTAGTTGCAGCCGCGCTGATATCCAGCATGTCGCTGGATTGACCGGTGCTGGTGCTGCCGTTGTTCACAGAGGCCATGTCGCAGTTTGCGAAGACATCTGCTTGTGCGGTAGCACGATCAGTGTTGGTGCCGTCAGCGGCAACAACATAAAGCTGCATCGGGTCGTCAAACACGAAAGCTTTAACCGGGTGGTTCGTATCAACACTCACGTTGTTGGAACCGGGCCAGTAGTTGCTAAACACGGTCTTACCCGAGTTTGAGTCAACATACTCAACGCCATTTAGAACGCCAAGCGGAGCCACCGCTTGGTCCGTTTTGCCTATGACGCCTGCCGCAAGAGGGATTACAATACCGCCGTGATAGATCGCGTCGGTGTTGTTGGATGCGATTTCATACTGAGTTGTACCAGTAGAGTTTGGACCGCTACCCGTAATCCCAATCGGACGAAGGCCATAGCCGCCAGTAAGAGCATTTGCCATTTACTTTTCTCCAGATTGTGGGGTTACTTTCTAGTACCCCCAAAGGTTACACGGGATTGACGTTCAGGGTTACTGATCGTCATTGTCGAATGAGCATTCTCACGCATCATATCCTGATCAACTGCATCCATCTGGTCCTTCGTCCTTCCTTGGAAGTACGCAGACCTTTCGTCAACAGTCTCCAAAGGTATACGAGCGAGAACAAGTCCACCTACTCCGAACACACCTTCGTATTTACCTGATTCGAGTACCGGGGCCTCAAAGTCTGGGTACTCGTCCTTACGAACCAATTCCCAGCCCTCGCGCATTTTTGCGCTAATGTTCTTCGTATCGTCAAAACCACGGGTTTCAGCCCGAATCCAACGATGCTTGAACCCATCCGGTGCAGGTGGTGCATCTAGCATAGACGGGGGAGCCCACGGCTTACGCCTAGCCGTCTTCTCCCGAGTTGTTTTTGCGCGAGGAGTTCTCTTAACCGAGCCTTCAAACATTTCTTCAGTCATCGCTTACTCCTTCACGTGCTTTGCGTATTCTTCAAGCGGCACACCCAATTTCTTCGCAATCGCGACTTGGCTAGGGGTGAGTCTAACCTTTTTCCCACTGCTGCGCCCAGAAGTGTTGCGGGATACAGAAGCTACGGTCTGAGCGGGCCGTTTGCTTCCCCCGGAGTTGCCAAGCTTATGCGGAAACTCTTCCCCCATACGCCTGTCAAGTTCAGTATAGTAGTCATCCGACTTCGGGTCAAACCCTTCATCTTCGACCAGCTTTTTGTGTACGCCAAAAGCCGCATAAGTCATGGCCTCGTCAGAACCGAACCACTCATTCTTTTGCGCCCACGATTCAGCCTTCGGATCCGGTCGGCGCGGCTGCTGTTGCGGGCTAGGCTGAGAAACCTGCGCCGACGGCTGAGACTCAACCGCCTGTGCAGTGCGCTCTTGCTGAGCTTTAGCCTGTTCTGCTCGATCATTCTCAATAGCCAACCGAGTGATTTTGCGCTGTGCTTCCACGACAGCGTTAGTATCCCCGACCTCCATGGCCCGAGCAAGCTCGCCCTCGGCAGAAGCCATCTGGCTCTCTACCCGGCTGCTGTACTCCTGCACATAATTGGTGTCGAGAGTGTCCATGCGCTGCTGAAGCTGTTGAGCTTCAGCCTGCACACTCTGTGCATATTTGAGCGCCTCTTCACGCTGCCGCTCAGCCTCACGCATTTTCTTGGTCAAGCGGTCAATGCGCTTTTGTGTGGCACTTTCCGCCTTATCAAAATTGTCCTCGTCCTGAGCAACTTCAACAGGCGCATCGTCCTGTTCCTGTTCAGAAACCTCAACTTCGACCTCGCCCTCGAGATCTAGCTCAATCTGAGATTTTTCTTCAGCCATCACCTACTCCTAGAAATGAAGAATATCTTCGGGTTCTTTGATCCGTGCCAAGACCTCATCGTCGTTGAGAATCCTGACTTCCCCGCCGTCTATCCGAAAACGCGACCCGGCATACCGCGCAAACATGACCCAATCGCCCTGCTCACACCACGGCCCAACCGGAAACTTTTCGGAATCTTTGTACGCCAGCGCCCCAACTCTCAGGACGTAGCCCACCTGTGTAGACACCGAGCTCTCCTCAACGACCTTGTCCGGCAGGTAAATACCACCGTCAGTCTTGCCTTTCCCGCGATAGGGAAGAATGAGGAGACGCCAGCCCGTAGGCTCTGGCATCCGTTCTAGGAGAGAATCACCGATGGACTCGGGATCCAATTTCTTATCTGTCGTCACATCCACATACGCAGATGCCAAATTTTCCGCACCTTCGGCGGCAGCGGCAATATCAACCATTGTTGCGCTCCTGTTTATCTAGCAGGCTCTTGAGTTCCTGTTCCACGTGATCTAGGGCTTTCAGATTTCCCATGAGCTCACGATACTGCTCCATGTTCGAGACGTTGTCGTAAATCAACAAGTCCTGAACTGCCAACCTCCTGTCCCGCACAATTCTCAAGACAGCGTCAGCAAAAAAGACTTCATCCACTTATGTCATACCTCCCGCGAGCAACAATGCGTACTCGCACGTTTCATCGTTTCGACGTAACCAACCCTTGCCAAACGTGTCAAACGTCCGCAACGAGCGATAAAATTGTTCCCGCTCAGTTGTTACCTCCTCGATGATCTGCATCGGGTCTTTTTCTTCAACAGCAGCCAGCGTCCGCGGGCCAATCGCACCGTCCTGCGAAACCATGACAGATTTTTGCAAAGCTTTGGATGCACGACCCGGACCGCTGTTCACGGCCCAATCAAAAATGCAAAAGTCTACGCCTGAAGGGAGCTGATCTCCCTTGATCTTATCCCAGTACCCCTGCTTGTAGATCAGCTCTACATGCTCATCCGGGATGTTCTTGAGCTCGCTTACATCCTCAAGCGGGCGACCAAGGAAATCAGAGTACGTCTTATGCGTAATCCCTTTGTTCGTAGCTCCACCGGGATCTTCCGGATGATCTACAAAACCGCCTTCGTGCTTGAGCACCAGCTCCAGACTTTTGAAAAAATTAACTTCCATTACTTTTTCCTGAATTTATCCAGACCCTTGATACCCAGCGCCGCACTGATCGTAATAAAAAGCAAATAGGTGTACCACTCCGGGAGCTCGTTCAAACGATCAAAACCGCTTTTTACAACACCTTCCATACCCGGGATAAAACACAAAATTACCGGGACCAAGACGACGACCGTAACGATCTCGTCCTTGATGCTACCCTTCGTGGACTCCGCCATGATCAACTCCCACTTGGAGTCGTGCGTGGCCGCAGTCTTCATTATTTCAGCTTTGGCTTCTGCCTCAGTTTGAACCAGATGTGATTTAGCTTTCTGCTTGGATACCTGACCTTCAAGAAAAGTACCTGCAAGAGAAGCAATGGGTCCAATAAAAGCCTGAAACATCTTCGTCTCCTGTTCCACGCCGCCTGTTTCAGCGTGGTCCTGTTGTGCATGTCCCACATTGTCATTAATAAACCTTTATTATCTCAGGGTCTACCCGTTTTGGGACACAGTATGCGGTAACACGGTCCTTGGGGTCCATATAGTCCGCATACCCGTAGTTACCAAACCTTTTTGAAACCTGTGATGCAAAATGATTGCACTCAATAACGGAGTAAAAATACATGTTTCCAGATTCCAGCTTTCGCAGATCACCCGTGCCGAGGTAAACCAACAACAGGAAAGCATCAATCATGTCATTTTCGGCTCATCCAAGCAGTCGTGCCCATGTACGCCCCAACGATGCCTGCGCCACTGATGTAAAACAAGTTACTGATGTCCGATAGGGCTTGTACCCGGTCTACCTCTACAAAAAACATAGCCGCAGTAAACGCGCCCATCCCTATGAGCGTGTATCGTGCCATCCTGAGTTGAGCTAAACTCTTGCGTAAATCACGCTCAGCCTCTCTGATCTCCTTGGCATGTTCCAGTTCCTCGTCGGTGATCTCCCCATCACCATCCAAGTCATACTGTGCGTAAGAAGTGTTCTTCTGGAACTTCTTGGTCATTTCTGTGACTCCCGTATGGCCTTCAAAGTCTCTTGAACTGTAAGATCCTTTCGAGCCTTGGGGTCATACTTGCACTGGTATTCTTGAGGTATGAACTCTCCAAGCTCAAAGAACTGCGACTCAATCGTGTTGTTCTGCCCTCGGAAGATGCAAACCAACTTACGCCCCTCAAGCTGCTCGCACTTAACTTTACGACAAATTGTCATCTGCTCGGCGTTAGCAGCGTGAGACTTTAACAACATAACAAATGAAGTCAAAACAGCCACGCCAGCGCCAATAAATATGACCCATGCAACAATCTCTACAAACTTTCTTCTACGCTCTCTTTGTCTATAAAGCGTTTCCTGTCTGCGTTTGCGAATGGTCCCTTCCATCTTTACAAGCTCATCCCATTTGGACTGACCCATGGTGAGACTAATCCACTGCTGTAACTCTCTTCTTTGATTTTGAGCCTTTTGCTTGTTGGCGAAAGTCATTATGGCCTCTTGCTCAACGCTTTGACCACCAAACAACTTTTTAAATATTGGGGGATTCTTGGACTCTTTCTCCATCTGATCCAGATCAGAAAGCGCACCCATCCAACGCGAAAGATCGGTAGCCATCGACTCGATGTCCCGTCCTATCGCAAAACCTTTTTTAAGTGCCCCAAACGCTGCCGAAGCAGTCGCCATGGCCGTCACTGGATCCATAGTTGTGTTCCCGCCAAGAGTTACTTGTAACCCATGTAGCTCCCGCCCTTTGTGGCAGCACCCATGCCACGAGCTGTCATCTTGGTCAACTTTTGAGGTATAGCGACCTCTTTGATCTTGCCCGTCTCTTCAGGCTTGGGCGCAGGGCCCGGCTTGTTAGTCACAATTTTAACTACTGACATTACTGTCCCCTTCCTTTGATAAATTCTCGCTGCATGGCAGCATCGATCCGGGCCGCGGTCTGCCGTTCTTGACTCGCCAACCTCTGTTGGAACTGGTCCGCACGAGTCTGCTGGCTCTGTGCCTCGAGATTAAGCTTGGCCTGATCCACCTGTGCATCCGCCTGCTCAGCCTGTGCGCGGATCTGAAGCTCCTGCTCCTTGAGCTTGACCAACGGATCAGGGCCCTGACCAGATACCTGCTGCGAGAGCTGCTTGATCTGCTGCATACCCTCGGCGACAAACTGAGCAACCAACCCCTGCATAGCCAACTCCATCTGCTCCGGAGCCGCCTGTGGCATCTGCTGCGCCATGGTCTGCATAGCCCGCTCCTGCGCCGCAATCTGCACGTGCTCCATAATATGCTTTTGAAGCGCCATCGCCATGGCAGGCATACCAGCCACCATAGGCGTAGATCCGAAAACCATGTGCGCCATGATGTGAGCCTGATGCTCCTGACCCTCAAACGCCTTCAGAGGGATCATATCCATAACGTCAATATTCTCTTGTGCAGGATCTTTGGGCATCGGCTCCTCGTCCGGAACCCTACGCATGATCCGATCAACATCCTTGACTCCCAGAGCGTCGTACATGTCACGATATACCTCATGCATGTTGTGCATCTCAGGAGCCGCACCCGCCAACTGCAACTTGGTCTGAGCCAACGTGATGCGCTGCGCCTGACTAAACACATTCGGGTCAGAAACCGGCAAAACATCCACGCGGTCATCAAAATCCGTCTGCTTGACCGCGGACTCCGCGCCTTCAACAGCATACGGGTACTCCGGCGGCAGGCTTTCGGCCATCACACGCGACAAAATCTTAAATTCTATCCGCATAGCATAGTGAAGACGCTTGTGCACCGCACTCATCACCCGAGAGCCCTGCTCAATCAGCGCAAGTGTCGTCCCAACAGCCGCCTGCTGGTTGCCATCGCCGACTTTCATGTCCGTGATGGTTGCAAAGCGCCGACCAGCGTCTACTACGAAGCCAAGAAGGTTAAATAGCGTCTGATCAGGGCCTTTGAAGGGCAGCGGCATCAGGCTGTCACGAATAGCCCCTCCGGGAGCGTCCACATCGCGAAACTCACCGGGCTGAAGCGGGTCATCATCATCTCTGATCCGTAGTCCGCGGGCTTTGAAGCCCGCTGGGAGGTTGGACAACGTACCAGCATCGATTAACTGCCTCAGTGCCGCCGTGGCGGTCCGTGACAGCCCGCCAATCGTGTGAATAAGCCCCAAACCGTAGAAACCAAAGCCCGGAAGAAACTTATAATGCACAAAATACTGGATCTTCTTCTTGTTTTCGTCGTCCTCATTGTAATTCCGACGAATTGACAAGATTTGACCGTTGTCCTGACTGATTGTGACCACATACGGCACCTTAATACCGGTCGGTTCACCATCGTCATCGGTGTCCTCGTACCCCTCAAGGTCCAAATCAACGTGGCACTCGAGCAAAGTACAATCATAATCAATCTGAGACGGCGAAACACCGTCAATACGCTCAATTTCACTACCTACACTGCCTAAGTCAGCCTGTGCCGGAAGGACATCCATGTCCAAATAAAAGCCCGAGACCTGCTTTTTACGCAAATCGTTGAGGCTCATACGCAAAACTTGCGTAATGTTGGGACAAGTCTCCAAATCGGACGTTTCATACGGCACAACAAGCTGCTCAACAGGCACAAACTTGCTTACAGCGCGGTCCATCGTCTCGTCATAGTAGATCTTCTTGAACGTGCTGCCCGCCAACGGCAAATAAAACAGCATCTGATCCAGTTCAGGCGTGTATTCCTCCATCACATTGGTGATGTAGTAGTTCATAAACTGCCTTACGCGGTCAGACTGCTGCTGTTTTTCCCTAGTTTCGTTTCCGATGATCGCAGTACGCACTGGCCCAGACGCTGGCAGCAACTCGTTAAAGGCTTGCGCTTGGAATTGTGTAGCAGCCTCTGCGAGCAGGGGATGCGTAACACCGGTAGCTCCTCGGAACGGCTGTGTTCTCTCCTCGTAGGAGAAACCAAGAAGTTCCAAACCGTTGGCGTAAGCATCTTCCCACTCCTGTCGGCTCGCTTTGTTAGCATCGAACTCGCCCAACAGCTCACTGGCAATACGCCCGAGCTCACGATCTGGCATTTCCTCTGCTAAATTCGCATAAAAGTCATCATTTTGCCCGCGTTGGTCTTGCGGGTCAAAGTCGATCACAACACCGCCGTCGTCTTCGGGGACAATCTCAATGTCCATGCCCTCGGCCATACCTTCAAAAGCCACAGACTCTTGGCTACCCGGGAGCTCCAGCTCTACCTCTGCCGCCAAATCCTCCGGATCAAGCTGCGTAGGGATGGCACTCTCTACCATCCCGGCAATCGGTTCACGCGCCATGTATAATCTCCTTTACGTCAACCTAACATAGACCGGTTCATATTCCTAGCTACTGGGGCTAGACTAGCTACGCCCCGAAGGCCGCGGGTCATGTCCCGCGCAAGATCGACCATACCCATCACACCACCCTCCGCCTTCCGCGGATAACGGACCATGGGGCGGTCAAGATCAGTTATGCTGGGATCTGGATCTTCAAACTGAAAGCCCTTGCTCTTGTAAAAATCCACGAGATCGTCAAGCCGAATAGTCGGTTGGCCCGGAGACTCAATCGGAGTTGGGAACAACCTCATGGTAGTCCCCGTCTCGTCTGCCATCTTGTTTATGCGGTTCAGGATTTCTGAGCCGTGGCCCTGACGCCGCGGCTTTCCCATCAAGACATCAATCTCTATCGTGTTGGGCCGCACCTCGCCCATCATGTCTAAGCTAGGCTTGAGAGTTACTTCCGATCCGCCCAAGTCAGCAAAATAAAACCTGTTTGGCTCATTCTCTGGGTTTATCCGAATGCCGCCAATTCTCTCACCCAGCTCCCCGGGGCTAAGGCCCGTGAGCCGCGATAATTGAGAACCGAGGTTTGCCTGAGACTCAAGATTAAAAACGTACTCTTCTGGGGGCGTGTCTTGAACGTCTAGCGGGTACTCCCCCTGACGGTTCTCTAAAAACTTCTTCTGAACAGTGCGAGCCTCTACCTCTCCCGGCTGTCTACGGTACAACTTGTTCGCCTCAATAACGGCGGACTCCATCTCCAGAAGGGTCTCTTCGTCATCTACAAGACGAGACAGTCTTTTCAAATCGTCCGCGTCCGCAACCTTACTAAAATCAAAATAAGCCGAGCCCCGAAGAGCTTTAGCCATTTCAGGAGAGCCGTCATCAAGATCAGGCCCAAACTGACGAAAAACCTTGGCTGCTTGAATCAGCTTATACGGCCTCATGTTGAATTTTTTACCAAGGTCTTGAGCTTCTGCCCGAGAGCTCTTCCGTAAAACATCCAAATTCTCATAATGATTATCCGGTAGATACGAAGCAGGAGAGGTGCCTCGAGTAAACCCCTCGCGCCTTTGAACAGCGTGTTGGATTTCATGCAAAATGTTAGACATCAGAGTTTTGCGGGACCCCGCGCCAATGTAAATCTCATCCGTCTCACCGTCGTAAGCCGCACCAACCCCCCGAGCAACATCTTTAGGCGGCAACTGACGAACCGGCATCTTCGCTAAATCCGGATATTCCTTGAACAGCTCGGGAAAATCAATCAACTCCCCCAACGTCGGCGTGTCAAAAGCTTTGCCCTTTTGCATCCGAGCTTGAAAATCAATGCTGTAATAAAACTCAGGGTTGTCCGCAGTGCCCTCGCCGGTAACCGTCCGCTTAGACTTAGTCCAAGCTTTACTCAACTTTGCGTTGGAAGTATCGATCTCAAACCGAAACTTTCCATCCGACGGCTCGATATACCCTTTCGTGCGATCAAAGGCTTGCCGGTCATCCGCCGGATACCTGAAGAAACTGCCCGACTTTGCCTTATCAAACTTCTTTTCTTTTTTCGCGCCAGATGTTGCACCCCTACCGCCCATGATCCCAAGAACCGTAGATCCGTCGTCCGCGACACGCGCAAGGCTAGCCGCAGTTCCGAGAGCCGTGGTCGCCGGTAAAAGCAACGGGTCATACGTACTGGTCTCCCCAGTCACCGGGTCATACGCATAATCTGCACCCTGCATCAAAGCAAACGCACCCTGCGCCTGCTCCTCCGGTATGGACGCAATGCCCTCGCCAATAGCAGATGCCGCACCCTTGGGGTCATCCTTCAAGAAACCAACAAAATCAAGAATGCCCTGTACCGCAGCAGAAGTCCCTAACCGCGGCTCGCCGTACTCGCCCGGGATAACCTTATTCACGTACCGCCGATCCATGTCCTCGACGTAAGTGGTTTCAGGCGGTGTGATTACATCACGTTCCACAGGAGCTAGCGCACTGACCACGGGCCCCAAGATAGGTATATCTTCTACGCTAGACTCGCCCGGCAGATAACCTCGGTATACTTCGGCCATCAGTAATATGCCCTAACCTGCATTCCCGTATCCTCATCGTCCCAATCGTCAGTCGGCAACTGTACAAAGTTGCCCTGCCGATAACGCATCAAAGCCTGCGTCATGCTATCGACCAAGTCGTCATGCTCCCCGTTAGGGAACGCCGCCACCTCCTCAATGATCTCATCAGCAAAGGTAGTGTCGGGGGCCCAAACCATCCCAGCCTCAAACAACGGCGATACAGAATGAACCCGCGTAACCTTATCATTACCCTTACTAGGCGTAAAGTTAACAACAGGGATCCCCATGTTACGCAGTTCATGCGTCAAAGGCAGACCAGAAGCCTTGGCTTCCACGATGACGGTGTCGGGGTCCCAATACTTATACTGCTCCATAGCCGTCTGTTTGAGCTCCGGAAAGTCCCACCGCCCCTTCGTGCTGTCCAAAAGTATGAGTCCCGGAGGGCCCCCAACCTCCTCCGGGCGAAAAACACCCCAAGTCGTGATTGCTGAATAGTCAGCAGTTTCGCGTTTCGAGAACGCCGTATCGTAGCTCTGGATCACATACTCCAGATTCGGGATGTTGTCCTTCTCCCACTTCTTCCACCACTGACGGGGAATGATCGCATTCTCCTCGCCCGTCGGGTTCTGCTGATACTGCGCGTTCCACTTGCTCGGGGGAATAGATGCGCGGACCGCGGTCAGATCCTCAAGAGACCAAAACTCCGGCCAACAAGGCTTGTCGTCGTCAAAAATGGCGGGTAGTTCCACAACTTCCCACTGGTCAGCTTGTGGATCTTTAGCCATTGCACGGAGCAACTGCCCCGTCATGTCCTTCTCGGACCACCGGGTCTGGACAAGAACTATACTGCCACCCGGCTGGAGACGCTGTCGGGGGCCCCCGGTGTACCAATCCCACGCATCATCAAAACCGTTGGCCGACATGGCCGTCTGCTCCGAGTGCGGATCATCGATAATTACCAAGTCACCACCACGCCCGGCAAGGTTCGATCCCACTCCCACGGCGTAGTACATCCCGCCAGAAGCAGTGTCCCAACGACCAGAAGCTTTACTATCAGAAGCGAGTTTGACATTCGGAAAGACCTCCTTGTACTCGT